TTCCATCGCCGGCGTAATGTCAGTGATGAATGTCTTGAACCCAGAGAAGAAGTCCTGGATGCCCTGCTGGAGTGTCGGGTTCGAGAACAGGTCCCCGAGCGCCACACCGATCTGCTTGAAGATGTCGCCGACTTCGCTGAACACGATGGCAAGCGTAGGCGCGAAGGATGCAAGCCCCCGGCCGAATTCAGCAAGCCCATCAATCAGCCCATCCATTGCTGTGTGGGCGCCAGCGAAAATTGTGGCGAACGTCGTTTGGAAGTTAGCCGAGTTCATTGTGTCGGCGAGCTTCTTCAGCCCGTCGGCGAGGCCCGCGAATGTTGATCCACCCGCAGCGCTAGCCGCACGAGTCAATGCAGCAAAGACACGGACCGTTTCCTTGATCACCCGGCCAAGGTCTTTGAACTCCTTGATGCCGCGTTCGGCCCACTTCTCAAGGTCGCCCGATTTCTCAGCGGCCGAGATGAAGTTATCGAACTGCTTTGACAGATCAACGAGCCATGTAGACAGCCGGGGCAAGTACTTCGTACCGAACGTGCCCAAGATGGTGAACGCGTGAACCAGGGGAGCCATCGCGTTGGACGCAATAGCAATCGACTGGTTCATGTTGTCGAACATCTCGTTCAACTTGCCAGCAGTCAGATTTACCTTGAGCGCATTAGCCAGCTCACGGAACAGCACGCCGAATGCCTGGGAGGTATTGACCAGCTGCTCATTGAGCGACGGCATCAGAGTGTTGACCATGTCACGGATTGGATCCGCAGCAATAGCCCAGAACTCACGGGACATGTTGTCCTGGAGTCGTGTGAATGCTGGGCCTAGGTCAGCAAGGACTTTCTTCATGTCCTTGAGCACAACGATCAGCGTGCCGATAGAGATACCGGCCGAGAACATCAGTGCGGGCAGAAGTACTGCAGCCTGGCCCAGGGCAGCGAACGACCCAAGCAAGCCGGCGAAGTTCGATACTGCCGTCAGGATGACCGCAGACAAGCCAGCAATGCCTGAGGAGATCAGACCAATCTTCGGCGCAGTCTTGTCGAGTTCAGCAACATTCCTGAAGAAGCCTTCGAAAACATTCGACACAAGACGAGTACCCGACAATGCAGCCAGGGTGGATGCAGCCGCAGCTACCGACGCCTGGTTGACTCGGACGAAGAGGCTGACCGTTCGATCACGCGAAATGAATGCGAGACGCCGCTGGGCGTTGAGTGCATCCAGGTCCACACGTAGGTTTGGGTCAACCTCCTCGACCTTTTGCTTCAGGTCATGCAGTTGCTCCTGTGTAACGTAGGGTTCAACCTTGATTCGAACCTCGAGGTCGCGAAGCTGAGCCCTCAGCTTGCGGATAGATTCCCGGGTCACTTCAAGGTGAGCAGGGATCGTCGCCTTCATTGTCTTCTCGATACGCTCGAGAGACTTCTTCAGGTCCTCGCGGAAACGCGATGAGTCTGGCAGTACTCGGATAGATACCCGACCTGCAGATTTGGTGGCCAACTCAACCTCCTAGGTTGCCGGCGGCGAACAGTCCTCTTAGTTGTGCCCCGAAGTCCTCGAGTGACGGCTTCGGTTTTTCTTCCTTGACCTCAGGCGTATCATCGCCTGGTCGTGGATAGTGTGGGATATCGGGAATCTTGGACTCGTCTTCGGAGACGATAGCCATGATGGTTCGAGTGTTTGCGTTGATCGCGTCGTAAATGTCAGCGAGCACATCAGTGCTGGCATCCCAGCCGATGAAACGCATATGGTCTTTGAGCTCCGGCCCGCCCAGCTGCTTAGCACGCCACACCGAACGTGGCTCGTACTTCAAACGCTGGATCAAAGAGGCAGCCAACTGCACGGAAGCACGACCTCGAATCGCATCCCAGATGTTGAATCCGTAAAGTGCGTAGAGGTCGTGCTCCCAGTCGGGGTTCTCTTCTAGTTGCCGGCGGAGCTCTTGTCTTCCCCCAGTGCCGCCATCCAGGCGAACGCCAGGTTCAGCACGTTGCTCGCACCCTTCTTACCCGATGCGAACTTGGTGAACTTGTCAGGGTCTTTGGCCATGGGCAGGAGTGCCCGGCCGATGGGGCCAACCAGGCGGATGGCTTCGGTCTCGGTGAGCTCGATGGATTCGCCGTCTGCAGCGTCACCACGAATCTCATTGATCAGCGCGAGCAGCGGGCCTTGGTCCCAGACGGGCACCTCGCTGAACGGCTTGAGCATGTCGAAGCCTGGAGTGTCTTCGGGGCGGTCGGCCTTCTCGGCCTTGGGCTTGCGGTCCTGGGGGGCCTTGGGCTTCTTGTTCTTTTTCTTTTCAGTAGCCATTGCGAGCCTACTTTCTGTTGCGCGAGCCGAATGTAACCTGTGTGGGTGCCGGCTCGCAGTAGACACCCACACAGGGGATTATACGCCGAATTGTTAGGTTCGGGTGTACGCCTGGGAGTTGGACGTGCCGTTCGACGTGGTGACGACAATCGGCGCGGAGCCTGCAGAACCTGCGGGCAGCACAATGTCCATGTCCTTGGTCGTGTTGACGGTGTAGGACGTTGCGTCGATACCACCGACGGTAACCGAGGTGACACCGACGAAGCCGGTACCATCCAGAGTGACCGTGTCGCCTTCGCCCTGATCCGACGGCAGTGCAGTCGTGATGACAGGAGCGACAGTGATCAGGCCCGGGTGCAGGAAGCGGAAACGGTTGCCCGTGGCTTCCGAGTTGAGCATCTGGGCGGACAGGGTGATTTCGAAGAACGCGTCGACCGCGATCTGGGGAGCGTCACCGATGGTGATGGTCGTGTTGGGAATGTAGATACCCATACGCGTCGAGCCATCCACGATCAGGATGAAGAGCGCCTTCTTCTGTGGAGTGACGGTGCCCCCCACATCGTAGGAACCCGCGGACCCATCGTGGGTACCGCCACCGAAAGCCAGGCTCAGGGTGGTCTGATCAATCTGAATGGAGTTGACGGTTACCGACCAGGTGATCGGGTCGTAGGTCGACCGCAGTGCGTCGTCCCACCAGGAGCCACGCTGCGTCGCATCGCCGCCACCCTTGGAAAGGGAAACGTTGTTGTCACGCGAGGTGTGGCCGAGTGCAGTCCAACCACCCGAGGGGGCGGTGGGGTCTACGGTTTCGTAGTCAGGTGCAGCAGTGTCCGGGGCGGCTACGAGAACGGTGCCCTTGCCCGGAATGGTTGTAGCAGAGGCGTTGAAGCCCATTGTACTTCCTCCGTTTTAGAGTTTTCTGACGATGACCGAGAAGTGGCCATCATGTTGGGTAAGGTCGCCTGCCGGCGTAAGCGTCGTGCTCGTACGGGAGGGCATTGATACGTCATCGACAGACGTTACAGCGCCCACGCCAGAGATTCGTACGTTTTCATCGTGTGATTCATGCAGCGCCCGATATACCATGTCAGAAACGTCTGCTGCTTCGTCACGCGAACTTCCGACTATCGAGACGTATAGGTCCCATGCCCAGGCGCCGGGTCCATTGAGCATGCGCCCATTCTGGGCATTGACTACCACAAAGGGTACATGGTCAGTGGCATCAGCGTCTTGCTGGCCCATGACTTGCATCTCGGCAACGTCGAAGATTTCGGCGTAGTCCTCAAGTTTCATTCGGAGTACCTTGGCGAAGAGTTCCTCTACGTCAACGGTCATACGTTGATACATCAGAACTTCCCCCTCACCCAGGGTCCGGGCACTTCAGCGATGGCGCCACCCAGAATGTGCTGACCCGGGAGCCAGTACGACGTGCCATCTCTGCGGACAACGGTGTGGCCCCACTCGATGGAGTACGCAGCCTTGTCACCCGCAAAGATCATGCGGTCTCGAACACCCTTCTTACCCGGGACATTCTTGACCGAGAGTTTGCTCATGTAGTCGCCTGTGAGACGGTGACGGATGGCTCGCTGTTCGACAACGCGCATCACCAGGGCGGCGGTCTCATCCATTACTGAATGATCACCCACCATGCGAGCAACCATGTTACCGACACCGCGAAATACCTCAGCCATCACTTCACCTCCACACTGCGTGCCTTGAGCTTGATTACTTCGTGCTTGGTCCTACTGCCACGTCGGTATGAACGAACCACACCAACCTGGTCGTACTCGGTGCCTTCCCAGATGACGGTGGAGTGAGGGCCTCCAACCCATCGTGGCTCGAGGGCTTTGTAAATCACGTAGTCCACGTTGACGACCAGACCTTGGCGGTCATCCTCTGCTCTACCGAAAGCGGCTAGGCCCGCGGGCTGCACGCTAACACCTTTGTAGGTCTTAGGTGTGCCGGGGCCCAGCCTGTTGCTTCCGGTTCGGTCTGTACCGACAATGACCCTGGGTATGCATGTCACAGTGTCGGGACCGTTAGTGAGGGCGCTCACGGCCAACCGTACCTGTTACTTGCGAATACGGTGCGCGGCTTGGCAGTCGCAGTACCGAACCCAAGGTCGGCGAGTTCCTCTTTCGTGAACCACACATTGGCTGACGCCTCGGTACGGTTCATACGGTAAGAGTATTCGCCTTCAGTTTCAGACTGGAACCCTTCCGGGTTTCGCAGTACGCGGATTACAGCATTCAGGACTTTGTCCTTGACGAAGAGAGGATCGAGCCCCGTACCCGTAACGGCGTCGTAGGCGTCCATCCGGGCGACGAGGTTTGGTATCTTGCGAACGAGCAGCCTGACGGCCTCGTCCACTTTCTGCTGATACCAGTCGTCGAGTTCCTCAATGTCGAGCTGGCCTTCGTACGGCTCTTCCAGGTCAGTGGATACGTAGCCCAGTACATTGGCCATGAGGATTACTCCTCGTCTTCGTCGTCAGCCTCGCGGGCTTCACGGATACGAGCCTTGAGCTCTTCCTTGTTGCCGGAGGTGGCGAGGCCGAGGCTTTCGGCTTCATCCTGGAGTTCGGCCTTGGACATTTCGTCCAGGTCGTCTTCCTCTACCACGTCTTCCACTTCGTGGCCCGTCGGAGGAAGTACCGTCGGCGTGGTGAACCCGACTTCGTCCGTGTCAGCCTCGAGGTGGGGATCGGTGAGTCGGACGTCGTCCTCTTCGCGATGCTCCGCGTAGGTGTGGGAGCCAACGAGCTCCTCAGCCCACTCAGGAACTTCGTCACCCTTTTCGAACCAAACAGTCTCGACGTGGTTCTTGTGAACTGCAACATTTGTGTTGAATACCTTTGCCATGATGATTTCCTTTCCAACAAGAAGCGGGGCCCAAAATCCGCATCAAGGGCCCCGCCTCAAGTTTATTAGAAGATGGTGGCCGAGAAGCTCAGCGCAGCATTTCCGAGGACCGGCATGCCAATGGCATCCGAGATGACTTCGGCGATGACCGGGGGCTGCTCGTTGCGGTATACACCAGCAACAATGCCTGCCTGCTCATCGTCGGCGATGCCCCAACCGAGGTCGGTGGCGGTGAGGGTCGTACCCCAGTACGTCCGGCCCATTGCGTCGGATTCCTCCGGGCGGGGCAGGAGCAGGAGCTTGTTCGCAGGGATGACCGGAGTCAGAGTCCCTTCGAAGTTGACCCGGCGGTCGAAGATGACGATGGGGGCCAGGCCCTCGTCGACCATGATCGAGTTGATTTCCGACTGCGTCATCGGGCGTCCCGTGACGTTGTTCTGGAACTGATCTCCCTTGCGGAAGTTCGAGTAGCCGGAAGTCGACATGAGCTGTACGCCCGGGTTGACGTTATTGGTCGCGAAGTACGCTTCCTGCCAAGCGAGCATGTCATCGATGCGGTCAGCCGCAGGGTCAGACCACAGAGTGGCTGCCGTAACGGTGTGGCCCGCAGGACGACCGAAGTCATCCGCAATGAGGAAGTTGGACTGGTTCACAGTCGCAACGCCGGTGTCGAGAACCACACCACGCAGGAGTTCCATTCGGTCAGCCACACCGCGAACAACACGGTCAGCCGAGCGGAGGATGGAGTCGAGCATTGCCTGGTCGCCGGCATTACGCTGACGCAGAGCGCGGTACTCGGAGATGGCGATCTTCTGGCCGATAGCCGGAAGTTCGATCATGACCCGCTTGCCGCCTTCTTCCTTCGTGTACTCGGGCTCAGCGTCGAACGCACGGAACCGAGCAGTCTGGGTCAGACCGAACTGACCAACAGCGAAGGAGACAGCAATGTCGGGCACGGTCTCGTTGCCGAGCCACCGTTCGAGAGAGCCCTTGGCCTTCTCGTAGGCGGCAAGGGATTCCCGCATGTAACCGGTGAGGGTCGCGGGATCGATAACATCAGTCCACAGTGTAGGCATCGGTTATCCCTCCTTAGATGAAGACGAACTGAGTATTGGCGGACTTTGCTGCAGCCGTGGGCCCAACAAAGGTGATCGGCAGCTTGCCGACCTTGACACGGCCGTGGTCGAGCAACGGCACGTTCTGGTCCTCGGTTGCCGGAGCCGTAGCGCCCGGGGTCACGAAGAGGGGGACGTCGGTCAGCACGAAGCCGGCGAGAACGCCTGCACCCGTGACCGTGGCTTCCGTTGCGTCGTAGGGGACGAGAACGCCACCCACCTTGGCAACGGGCATGCCCGACGGAATGTAACCGTCAGGGTAGTGAGTAGCAGCAGTGAAAGCCGAGATGTCGAGAATTTCAGTCCGGGCGTTACGGAGGCCATGCCCCGAACCCAGCCATTCCATGTTCCCGGTTACGACTTCCTGCTCTGTGCGAAAACGAGGCATTGTCTAACCTTTCTACTTCTTATTGCGGTCTGCAAAAAGCGACCGTCCGTTGGCAACACCAGTGGCGCCTTCTGCAGGCCTGAACCCCTGGTGGGTTGTTTCGCGCTTCTGCTTCTTCGGCGCGGAGCTGGCTGCGAGAGCCTTCACGCGCTTAGAAACTTTCTCCTCATTCAAGGTGCCGTCCTCATTGAGGTATACGGCGTGGTTGACGTCTTCAAGGAAGGCAGCAAGAAGTTCCTTGGACACACCCTCTTCAGCGGCAGCAGCCTTGAACTCTGCCCGCACGATGCGGGGAGCAGTCTTCAGCCGTTCCTCTTTGCGTGCATTCTCAGCCGCGGTCTGAGCCGCAGCATCGATTGCCTTCTGATCAGGGGTCTTCTTTTCTTCCTGGGCCAAACGCCACTTCTCGGCATCAGCTTTCTGCTGGTCGTAGTCAGCACGCGAGTTGGCAACACCCTCATGTCGCCGTGCGTGATGCTTCCAGTAAGCGAGCTGCTGCTTCTCGGTCATTTCAACCAGCGGCGTATCCTTGGGGAATCCCTGGTCCTTGTCGGCCGGGGCCCCACCTTTAGAGCCATCCTTGCTATCGTCGTCGCCATCAGCGAATCGGATGAAATGAGGGATGCGCACAGTCATTGTTTTCTCCTGTCGGAATGTCCCATGTCGGGCTTGGCATCAAGCTGGATTATATACCACACCAGCTTGAAATCTAATCGTCGTCAGAGTCAGATCCTTGAAACAAGGCAGTTTGCTGAATCAACCCTGCGATAATGTGCGGGTAGTTTGTGGAGGCTGCCATGACGTATTCGCCATTGGCGGACTCTTCACTCTCCATAGACATAACGAAGCCAATCATGGCAAAGTCTACGAGGACGTAGTCATCACCCCAGACAGACTTGGCATGTGCCTCGAATGCCTGGCGTAATGGTTCATATGTGGGATGATCGCCACCAAGTGTGCTCATCGCCTTCTCCTTCTAGTGGCTTGGGCTTGCTCTGCCTTCAACAGGCGGATCCGATCCTGCTGCCACACGATGGGCTGAGCAACGTCTTCACCTGCCCTCTGACGAATGAGCAGCCGTGCCAGCGACTCAGTCAGAGATTTCAGTTGAGCGTCCACCGAATCACTTCGGGAGATTTTCTGGGCCTTTGCTTTCTTGCCCGTAGTCTTGGACCCTTCCTCGACAAGGTAAGGTCCGAGCTCTGAGTTGTTGATGGTCTTGACACGCACACGGCTAAGTCCCTGGGCGGTATTGTCACCAGCCGCAGCTTTATACAGCTCGTTGA